CCACAGAGTAATACTGACAAATATGTTCATTTCATGTTAGGGCTCTCACCAGCTTTGCCTTCCAGTTTCATGGTTTATTTCTTGTATTTTTTCTCTGATTATAAAAACAAAACTATACATACATCTCTTGCCACTTTTAAATCCTACAGTCATAATAAGAGAAATCAAGATTCCCTTAAATATTTCTTGTATGAACCCAATTACAACTCAGTCTATTTTGAGATGCCTTACAGTTTCGTAATGGGTATTTTCAATTTTTTAAGCAGTTTGATGCATGCTGCTAACATTATGTTGACCAATTATTTAATACCAAAAATCCTCGGGAGGAAAAAAATGTCAATGTACTTTAAAGCCAACATAAATGCTCACTCAGATGATAGTGCTGGTAGGTTTGAGTCTAATAATGAAGAAAGTTTAATAGAAGGAATCAAACTTTATGAAATAATGCTGGCACTGTGTAATCATAATTTATCATTAAAAAAATGCAATTTGTCAAAACTTTACTTCGAGTTCCTCTCCATACTTTATCTAAAAGGAAAGTTAGTTCCTTTAGTAGGCAAATTTATCAGCAACATAGAATTTAACCCAAGCGATAAAGGGCCTTCTCAAGATTTAATAAAAGGCATAACAGAAAGCATAGAGATTCTGAGTATGGGCGGCAGTTTTGAAGAAGCATTCTTAAAAAAATGGCTTTATGGGAAGATGGTTTTAGATTTTTACAAAATAAAAACTAGGACAGATATCTTGCCTCAGTTATTTGGCATCCCTTGTTCACATCCTTTCCTGGACTTAGTGGTAGGATCTAAATCTGATTTGCTTAGATTACATGCAAAAAATAAGTATTCTGTCTCGCATCAATTGTTTATCTCTGCCAATTCTTCTGATGTTAAGGATGACATAAATCTATCCTCTTTGACCATGAAACCAATTATTAGAGTTGCACCAGAATTAAAAAAGCAGGAAGAAAGCCTGAAAACGCTGTTAAGCCCAATAATTAGCTTTTTTAAAACAAAGTATGAAGAAACATCAGAACTTCTGTCTTTATTGACAATGTCTAGTGAAAAGCATTATTTAACCGGTCTATTGCGTTATCTGAAGCTTTATCAGACCCAATCTTACACTTCAAGTTTGATGTATGAAACAAAAACTAGGATGATAAGTAGAGCCTTATTTTCTGTTTCACAAAAATGTGTTAGGGTCATGGATACTGATTGCAAACCAAGGGAAGTCATACCTAAGGTGGACCAACTCTTGTGTCAGATAAATGAAGGAGTTTTAAAGATAGGTGATACTATTTTTGATTTTGTGGAATGTGATGGGATGAAAGAGATGCTTTACAAACCCATATTCTTATTGGATGAATTTTTCAAAGAAACTTTAGATTTCTTTGAAAGAATGAGATTTGTGAATTTGGAAAATAAGACATTCACACCCATTTCTTTAACAGCCAAACCTGTTGTAATAGAATACCAAAATAACAAAACAGGTTTAATTTTGAGTTCCAGAGTGAATGAAATTATATTATCAAAAAAATATCCTGAATTTGAGTTTATGGTCATGCCTTTCAAACTTCTTAGTTCTGAATATGATGAAATAAAGAAACTTTATCCGAGGTATGATGATAAAGATTTTTGCACAATATTATCCAAATTTAACAAATCATCTAATAAAGAAATACACATATTCACAAGTAAAGTCAGAACACAGACATATAAAATGTAATTCTGATTTCGTAAATTACATTATGGAAAACACCCGTTATCACTGTATCCTTCAAAACGTTTTTATTAATTCCTTAAAATTGGATTCAATAACCGATAAAGAAGGATTTGAAAACCTAAGGTTGAAAGATTTTTTTGAAAACATAAAACTGGCTAAAATATTGTTTAATATCCCTAACTTTAGCAAATATTTCGAGCCTTTGAAATTTCAATTATTAAAACAGGAAGTGAGTTATGCGGATTGGTACAATAAAGAAACCGAAAATGAAATTTTCAATTATTTGGCCTCAACACAAAAAACATTACTGGAGTGTAAGAAAAAAAGTAAATTAACCAAAGATGATATTGAGAATTTGAAGGTTCTATACACTTGGATTAAGCCTCAAGCTAAGTTGGGTGATAGTTGGGTTGGAAGACAGATTTTACTTGTTAAAGTAGGTATCTGGAAATTAAAATTTAACATTATAAAATCAGTAGTGCATGAAATCACCGTATACAACAAGCAGAAACGAGATTTTACAGACACTGAAGATATATTATTGAATTGGATATTAGAAAAGGTGGGGAATACTCTCAATTTTAATATACCTGAAAAAAGTAATCATACCTTCTTTGGCAAATCGAGCAGCACCAACAAATTTGCTTACCTTCCGGGTAGGGATTTGAACGTGTGTAGTTCAACTATTCAAGTTGATGATGAGTCTTACTTTGATGATTATTTTATATCCAACAAGTTGGTAGAAAGGTCTGTTTCTTCTGTGCCGGAAACCTTTTACCAGTTTCTAAATAAAAATAGAATGAACATGAAAGTTTATGGCCCTTTAGATCTTTTCGAAAGTAAAATGATAAATGGTTTGAAATTGACATTGAAAAAAGAGGTTCAGAACATAAAAAAAGAAATGAAAGAAAATGCAATATTATCATTCCTGGACAGATTAATAAACATGGGCTTATATTCTGGGAAATTTCAACTAAAAGATATGGTTAATTCTTTCCTTGCAACCCAAACCAGCAAGTTTTCCTTTGAATTTTTAGAAAAAATAGAAGATAGGTTAGACCCTTTGGAAATGTTAGATGAAGCAAGCAACATTGACCATTTAGATTTGAAAAGTAGGCTTGAAGATTTATTTAATGAAGTCATAAACAGTTACTCTTTGAAAACAAAGGGTTATCAAATGAACGCCAGCAATCTCCTTACAAAACTGCTAGAAAACATGGATATTGATCCTTCCAGTTTGCCAGACTCTATAAAGGAAGTTTACATAAAAAGATCTTATGAAATTTATATGAAAGACAAAATGCCTGAATATTTATCAGATTTTCAACGTTTACTGGAGGATGTGACAGATGAGAATATACAAAGAAATTTCTTAAGCAAATGGGGTCAGGAAACTTATCAGTATATGTTAGAAAATCAAATAACCAAAAAGTTGAATACTTTACGGAATTTTGAGTTCATAAATCCTTTATCAACACAAATATATTTTGATGCTATTAAATTTTTCTTATTACAATTGGACTTATTTATTTATCAACATACCGGAGAATTTTTGCAGTCAGCAAAAAATAGGGGATTCTTATTCAAATGGAATTTTGAAAATAAAAAAGCAAACACCTGTCAAACATTGTTTTATGATGCTTGTTTTACTGATTTAAGACAAAATTGCAAAACTTTATCATTGTTCACTTTGTACCAAGTTATCGACACCATATTTTTGGATTTAGATCTGTTATTTTCATTTAAAACTAGATTTCAGAATCCTGAAATATTTGATGAAACTAATAAAGCACTTGTAAAATTTCTAGATTCTATAGATCCTATATTTAATAGTTTTGAATTCACAGAGAATTCAAGATTCAAAGTGAAAGAATTTATCTCCTCTTATATAAGAATCCAACCATGTAACTTAATAAATTTTGATGGTTCCAGTATCAACACTGATTTGAAAAAGCAGCAACTGCTAGAAAAACCTGAAAACCCTTGTGTTGATTTGAAAAACTTGTTGAAAAACACTTACAACAGAAGGCATTGTGACAATTTCTTGATAAGTTATGAAGATAGGTCAAAAGAAATAGTAACTTATATAGAACTCACCTCCAATGTACCTGAAAAACTTTGTTTTTTCAACCAATACTATAACCAATTGATAATTGTAGACAGACCTGATGAAGATGATGATTGCTTTGATGACTATTGTGAAATGATGTATGAACTTGGTGACCCTTTTGATCCTGATGCTTTCCCCGGGCTGTCAAAACAAATAACTGTCAAAAATCTTGAAAAAGCAACATTAAAAACAATTAAAGTGAACAAAAGCAAAGATCCGAACCAAAAACTTTACAACAATTGTATTTTAAACAATAAAATTGACATAGAATTAAAAGCAGAATATTATAACATCTTCAATTTTGATGAAAAAATGTTGCCTTTCTTAATTCAACCAGGTTCTTTAGTGGTCTTGGAAACAAATACTCTATTAAATGTTGATTTGTTGCTCAAAAGAAAACTTTGCTGTATCAGCTCTCCCAAGCTTTTTGGTCAGAAAGAAATCTTTGGACCGAGCATTCTCTACATCTTTGCTGATTTCAACAGGTACAATAAAAAGAATGTTCTTTCTGTTCTTAATCTAACTGAAATTTTCAATTCAAATGAATATGAAGGTG